ACTAAACCTAAACTTAAAAGATATAAAGAACGCAAGAGATTATCTAAGACAGTTTAAAGATATGTCCATAGTAATTAGATTAAATAATAATAATGATTATGAATTACTTAATAAGGCTAAGTTTAAGATGCATGGATTAGGTAGAATAAAGATTGTTAATGGTTTAGATAATCCTAAAGCCTATCACTTTAATTATACAACCAGAAGAAAGTAAAATTAACACTTGACAAGAACTTAATAAAGACTTATAATAATAGATGGATAATAATAATAATAAAAGAACAATAACAAAGAATCTGCGGAATCTTGCTACATTCTTTCTTAGTTTTGCTCATCAAAATAGAGGTAAGATCCGCGCTGTCCTGAACAGATTAGTTTTTCTTTTTGGTTTTTCTAATGATTCGCAAAAAACCAATACCTTTATTATTATCCCGCCTTTAAAAAAAGACTTGACATTTGTATCAAGATGTGGTATAATGTCGCTTAATCTATTTTAACTTAAAACAAATAAAAAAAAGAGAGGTAAATATATAATTATGGATAACAGTATTAAAACAGTAGAAGGAATTGCTTATTGGGCAAACATTACTGTTCCTAGCACTACCTTTGAACCAGTTTATCAGATTGAACTGGTCGTTGATGATGCAGTAGCAGATGCTTTAGAAGCAGACGGATTCCCTACCATTAACGGAACAGCTAAGAAAAAAGACGGAAGCCCAAAGACTTCTAATGCTTACGAAGGTAGAGCCGTTATGATTAAAAGAAAAGTAAGTCGTAAAGACGGAACACCTAATGTTAAACCAAAACTCTTTGATGCTAATGGAGAGCAAGTTGATCTAACCGTAGGTAATGGCTCAAGAGTATTAGTTAAATACAGAGAGTGGGAAGTTGAGAATCAGTTTGGTCGCTTTCAAGGACTTGATCTAGTCAAAGTAAAAATCATTGACCTTGTTGAATATGACGGTCTTAGTGGCGACTTTGATGACAGCGAAGAATTTTAATAATAATAATAATAAAAGGATATAAAAATGAATAACGAAGAAGAAATGAATATGCCTTACATCACTATTGATGATGTTCAAATCTCAGTAGATGATTTACCAGACGAGGCTAAAGGAATCTTTGGCAGACTTCAAAGACTCAACCAAAAGAAAGCGAACCTTGTATTAGACTTAGAAGAACTACAAGCAGGTATCAATTTCTTTTCTGGTCGAATTGTAGATATTGTGAACAACGAAGGTTCTTCTGAAGAAACAAGCTCAGACGATAGCGAAGAAGATGTTGACATCGAAGAGACTGACGCTTTTCCACCTGAAGAGGATTAGCATTAGAAAGTGTGGTTAGGACACGAGCCGTTGTAAAATCCTTGACCTCTTTTAAATAAGAGTAGACAAGAGATAGGTTACGGATGAAGGTGGGGATAGGAACTAAACCGAGTACCCATACTAGCCACACAAAAACTTAACAACAAGAAGGAGCAAAACAAATGATGACAGATCATGACGGATCAAATTGGGATGAATATAAATTACCTTGTCCTGAGTGTGGTGGATCAGATCCAGTATCAAAGAACAAAGATGGATCAGCGCACTGTTTTAGTTGCGATAAACATTTCCATGACTATGACAAGGCTTGTGAGTCTCAAGGATTAGAGAGAACAACAACACCTACTGTATCTAAAATAAAAGATCACAGAAATAAGTTAAGCGTTCCTTCCAACGGAATATTCAAAGACTTAACTGACAGAAGAATATCTAAAGCAACAGCCATGAAGTACGGAGTAAAGGTTGTCGAGAATACTGGCGACCACATATACCCTTACTACTCAGGTAATCAAATGGTTGCTACCAAAGTAAGGTACAAAAGCCATGACGGAGTTTCAAAGAACTTCAATATCACTGGTTCTTTCTCAGATACTGGACTTTTCGGAGAGCAATTGTTTAGTAAAGGTGGTAAGTACATTACACTTGTTGAAGGAGAGTGTGATGCTATGGCAGGTTACGAAATGCTTGGTTCTAAATGGGCAGTCGTGTCTATTAAACGAGGCGCAGCAGGCGCAGTCAAAGATGTCAAAGAAAGCCTAGAGTTTTTAGAAAGCTTTGATAATGTAGTGATATGTTTTGATAATGACAAAGCAGGTAAACAAGCGTCACAAAAAGTAGCTAGGTTGTTTACTCCAAGCAAAGCTAGGATAATGACATTACCAGAACAGTTCAACGATCCTAATGAGATGCTCTTTGCAAACAAAGCAAATGCTTTCAGTCAAGCATGGTGGTCAGCTAAGACTTATACACCTGCTGGTGTTATTAATGTATCAGATTATAAACTGAAGTTTCTTAATCGCGAGAAAAAGAAAAGTGTTCCTTATCCTTTTAAAGGTTTGAACAAGAAACTCTATGGCTTAAGACAAGGAGAACTTGTCACCTTTACAGGTGGTACAGGTTTAGGAAAGTCAAGTGTAACTAGAGAACTAGAACACTGGTTAATAAAAGAGACAGACGATAACGTAGGTATCATTGCCTTAGAGGAAGATCCTAACAGAACAATAAGCGGTATCTTATCTATAGAGGCGAATGCTAGATTGTATATCGACCAAGAACTAGAGAAGTTTTCACAAGAAGAGATTGATAAATACTTTGACATACTCTATAACGGAGAGAATGAGAATCGTGTATGGATTCATGCGCATTTTGGCACTAACTCTATTGACGAGATCTTCTCTAAGTTAAGATACATGATCGTAGGTTGTGGATGTAAGTGGGTAGTGGTTGATCATCTTCATATGTTGGTTAGCGCAGTCCATGACGGAGATGAAAGAAGAGCTATTGATTCTATAATGACTAGGTTAAGATCTATCGTAGAAGAAACAGGCGCAGGTTTAGTATTGGTGTCTCACTTGAGAAGAGTTGATGGTAACAAAGGACACGAGAACGGAATACAAGTGAACCTAAGTCACTTGAGAGGTTCGCAAAGCATAGCGCAATTATCCGATTGCGTCATAGCCTTGGAGAGAAACCAACAAGCCGATGATCCCAACGAATCAAACACAACACAGTTGAGAGTATTAAAGTCAAGATACACAGGAGATGTAGGATTGGCTAGTAGATTACTTTACGACAGAGAAACTGGAAGGTTAAACGAAATACCTTCTGAAGATTATGAAGATGATAACAACGACATAGAGTTTGATGACTATGCGTAGTTTAGTATTTGACATAGAAACAGACGATTTGAAAGCCACAAAACTGTGGTGTATCGTAGCTCAAGACCTTGATTCTAACGAAATCTATCGGTTTGCTCCTCACCAAATAGAGTCAGGGCTTGAGTTATTGAAGTCAGCAGATAGACTTATAGGACACAACATCATAGGGTTTGATATTCCTTCTATAAAGAAACTAACTGGTGTTGATCTAGCGAACAAGAAGCTTGTAGATACTCTAGTTTTATCTAGGTTGTTTAATCCAGTCAGAGAAGGTGGGCATAGTTTAGAAATGTGGGGATATAAACTTAATTATAATAAGATTGACTTTGAAGATTACTCATGTTATTCTAAGGAGATGATGCAATACTGTGTTAGAGATGTTCAACTTAACACACAGGTTTATCACAGACTTGTTCAAGAGTCTAAGGGTTTCTCTAAAGAGAGTGTTCAGTTAGAGCAAGGTTCTAGTTTGATATTAAAAGAACAAGAGCAAAATGGTTTTGAGTTTGATCAACCAAAGGCAGAGAAACTTCTTGCTAGTCTTTACAAAAGAATGAGTGAAGTCGAAGAAGAAGTTCACAAAGTATTTAAACCAAGGTGGGTTGATATTAAAGAAGTAGTACCTAAATTAAAGAAAGACGGAACATTATCTAAGTCAGGACTAAGAGTAAAAGAATACGAACAACTTATTGAATCAAAAAAGTACGAACCTTTTATGAGACAAGAGCTACAAGATTTTAATTTAGGCTCAAGGAAACAGATCGGAGAATACTTACAAGACTTTGGTTGGAAACCTAAGAAATTTACAGCGACTGGTCAACCTATCGTTGACGAGAAAGTTCTAAATAAAATAACGAACATACCTGAAGCTCAACTTATAGCAGAGTACTTACTTCTGCAAAAAAGAATTGCACAGATAGAGTCTTGGGTAAAGTTTGTTGAAGATGATGGAAGAGTACATGGGTTTGTTATACCTAACGGCACAATTACTGGTCGAATGACACATAGGAATCCTAATATGGCTCAAGTACCATCAATTAAAACTCCTTATGGTATAGAGTGTAGAGAGTGTTGGACTGTACCAAGAGGACATAAATTAGTAGGCATTGACGCTTCAGGTTTGGAGCTACGAATGTTAGCACATTATATGAAAGACGAGGAATTTACAAATGAAATTATACATGGCGACATACACTCCCGCAATCAAAAAATTGCAGGACTTAAATCAAGAAATCAGGCAAAGACTTTCATCTATGCACTCTTGTACGGAGCAGGAGATACAAAGCTTGGACAAGTGGTTGGAGGAAGCAAAGATGCTGGAGCAAGACTTAGAGAACGCTTCTTTGCTAATCAGCCAACATTTAAGACTCTTCGAGATAGGGTTACGAAAGCATCAACAAAAGGATACTTAAAAGGAATTGATGGAAGGCGCATACATATAAGAAACACACACGCTTCTTTGAATAGTTTACTTCAAGGTGGTGGTGCTATCGTAATGAAACGCGCATTAATTATGCTAGATAAAAAAGCTAAAGCAAACAAATTAGATTATAAGTTTGTTGCTAACATACATGACGAGTGGCAAGTCGAAGTAAATAAAGACCACACTAAAGATTTTGGTTCTCTTGCAGTCCAAGCAATCAAAGATGCAGGAGATTATTATAACATGAGGTGTCCTTTAGATGCCGAATATAAAATAGGAGATAACTGGAGTGAAACACACTAGCCGAGATAATTTTATAAAAGATTTAAAGAGAGGAAGAGATATAGAAGAATTTCTGTTAAACAAAATAAAAAATAAATATCCTTGCGCTACTTTAATTGATGGTAAGTTTAAAGACTATGATCTTTTCATACCAGAAACAAACAAAAAAATAGAAATTAAAGGAGACTACAAAAGTTGCGAGACAGGTAATATTATAATTGAATTAAGTATGTATGATAAACCTTCTGCTTTATTAACAACAAAAGCAGATTACTGGATTATTTTTACAGGACAAGAACTTTTATATATAACTCCTATTAAAATTATAGAATGTATTATAACTAATAATATACAATCAAGAAAACTAACTGGTTTTGGAGACTCACAACCTAAGATTGCTTGTCTCATAAAGATAGATTTATTTAAAAAATATTGTTTTAAAACAAAGGAGTTAATTAAAAATGAAACACACTAAAACAAAAAACATAAGATTTGAAGATGGCGAATGGTGGTATGTTGGACAAGCAGACGGAAGAAGGAGAGTAAACTCACACGAAAAGAAAAACAATACACGAATGTTTGTTAATGGAAAATACATACCTAAGTCTCATCCTTTACACAAAGCAGGAAGATATAAAACATTTGAAGGCGCTGCTTTCTCAGCTTTAAAAGGATATGAAAAAACACCTGAAGGTTATGTATATATAATAGCTAATCCTTCTTTTGATGGTTGGTTAAAGATTGGAATGGCTGTCGATGCAGAAGATAGATGTAATGGTTATCAAACAAGCAGTCCACATAGAGACTATCGTTTATTATACGCAAGAAAATTTAAAGACAGAAGAAAAGCAGAAACAAAAGTTATGAGAAAACTTAAAAAGGTTGCTAAGAGAAACAACGGAGAATGGTTTAAGACAGATAGAAATACTGCTCAAGAAATTATAGAAGGGCTACCAGTAACATTATGAAAAAATTAAATACATTAATAGAAGACATCTACAAAGAACTTGATGGGCTTAGTAACGGCAAAGCACTAGACATATCAGAACAAGACGCTGAAGAATTTGGCAATGCCATGAAGAATATTCTTATTGAATGGTCAAAACCATACGAAAGAAAGAAAGAAACTTTAAGAATGTCTAATGTAGGTAAACCTAATCGTCAACTCTGGTACGATTTTAAATCAGAAGATGAACCATTACCTATGAAACCCTCAACACAGATTAAGTTTCTTTATGGGCATATCTTAGAAGAGGTAGTACTTATGTTGGTTCGTTTAGCAGGACACAAAGTAACTGGCGAACAAAAAGAAGTTAAGGTATCAGGTGTGCTTGGTCACATGGATTGTATCATAGACGGAGAAGTCATTGATGTTAAGTCAACTTCGGGTTTTGCTTTCCAGAAATTTAGAAATGGAACACTACCTGAAGATGATCCGTTTGG